GCCCTGGACGCTGCCGGGGTGAACTCGTTCTACGAGCTTTTCCCAGCCGCCAAGACCCACATCGTCAAGTCGCTCTAAGGCGAGCGGCTTCCCCTTCCAAGCCCGTCGAGCCGGCCAGCGAGCCGGCTCTTTTCATTTAGGAGATCGCCCATGTCTGGGTTTCAGACGCAGGTAGCCTACAATCCCGCCCCCGCTGTCGGGGGCGACTTCGCTTCCACCAATCCCCGCTCTACGGTCCTTGCCGCCGCTGGCGCGCTGGTCTGCGGCGCTCTAGGTGCTGTCATCGGCCGCTTCGCCTGGCTGAGTTATGTCCAAGCCGACAGCGACAATGCGCCGGCCGTGGTCAACACCTTCGGCACCGGCCCGGTCGCAGGCTTCGTCCATCGTGAGCAGCAGGGCCTAATCGAACAGTATTTGCAGGAATCCACCATGCTGGTCCCGGCCGGCTTCCCCATCACCCTTTTCGATGGCGGCGATTTCTGGGTGAAGAACGCTGGCGCGACGCCTGCCCTGGTCGGCCAGAAGGTCTACGCCAACTATGCCGATGGCACGGCGACCGCTGCTCCGTCCGGCTCGCCGAATGGCGCGACCACTTCGGCCGGCTCCATCGCAGCCGCGACCAGCGGCTTACTGGGCTCCATCGTCGGCAATGTGCTGACGGTCACGACGGTCAACTCGGGCACGATCTATCCAGGCACCACCATCTCGGGTACCGATGTCGTCTCCGGCACGAAGATCATACAGCAGCTCACTGGTACCCCGGGCGGTGTGGGCACGTATGCGGTCAACATCCCCGACCAGGACGTCGACCCCGGGACAGAGATTTCCGGCACCTATGGCGTGTTCACGGCGGGCGGCGCTATCGCTGGCGTCTTCGGAGTCGGTGACACGCTGACCGGCGCCGGCATCACCGCAGTCACCACGATCACCCAGCAGCTCACCGGCCCGGCCGGCGGCGCTGGCAGCTACGCGGTCGACGTCAACACCGTCGTCAACGCGGCAGCGCTCACCGCGGCCACCAACGTCGAGACCAAGTGGACCGTGCGTTCCTTCGCGCAGCCCGGCGAGCTGATGAAGATCAGCTCTTGGCCTCAGGGCTAAACCCGCCCGTCAATCTCACAACCATGCGCCGCAAGCCGGCGATCTGCGAGGATAACCACCATGAAATTTCACGACTTCGATCAGGCCGCTGCGGCGTGGGCTCAGCATCGCTCGATGTTCGAGCAGGCCGGTATCTACCTTCCCGATGCACGCGCCTACATCGTCGAGGCGTTCCGCACCAATCATCTCGCGATGGATGCACAGCCTCAGCTAGCGACAGCACCGAACGCCGGCATCCCGGCGTTCCTCACCACGCTTGTAGATCCTGAGGTCTACCGCATCCTTTTCGCACCGACCAAAGCTGCCGAAATCTTCGGCGAAATTCGAAAGGGCACCTGGATCGACCAGACGGCGATGTTCCCCGTCGTTGAGCAGACCGGCGAAGTGTCGAGCTATGGCGACTACAACGACAACGGCCGAGCCGGCGCCAACATGAATTGGCCGCAGCGCCAGTCCTATCTGTTCCAGACGATTTCCGAGTATGGCGAGCTGGAAATCGAGCGCGCCGGCCTTGGCCGCGTCAATTGGGTTGGCGAGGTGGATGGCGCCGGCGTCACGGTGCTCGCACGATTCCTCAACACGACCTACTTCAAGGGCGTGCAGGGCTTGCAGAACTATGGCCTTCTCAACGATCCGAACCTGGCGGCTCCGATCACCCCGGCGCCGAAGGCTTACGGCGGCGTGAAATGGATCAACAACGGCCAGATCGTCGCCACCGCGAATGAGATCTATTCCGACCTCCAATCACTGTGGCTGCAGCTCGTTACCCAGACAGCCGGCCTGGTCGACCAGAACACCAAGATGACGCTGGCCATGTCGCCGGAATCGCAGCTTGCCATGACCGCGACCAACTCGTTCAACGTCAATGTTGAGGACCTGCTCAAGAAAAACTTCCCGAACCTTCGCGTCGTCTCGGCGGTGCAATATAGGGCGGAGACAGCGATCAACCCGACGGGCATCTCAGCCGGCAACGTGGTTCAGTTCATTGCCGACGGCATCGATGGTCAGCAGACCGGCTATTGTGCGTTTAACGAAAAGCTCCGCGCTCATCCAATCGTGCGCGCGCTCTCCTCGTGGAAAAAGAAAATGTCCAGCGGCACCTGGGGCGCGATCATCCGGCAGCCGATGGGCATTTCCCAGATGGTGGGCGTTTAGATGGCGTAGAGATAGTATTGCGCGCCCCAATACGAGCCGCATTCATCCACTGGTTTGGGGCTGGGACGAAGTAGGCTTGCGCCTAAGGCATTCCAGACAGGCGACCGCTGCACGGCTTCAAGGATTGCAGGAACACTACAGCGTCATACGGCAACAACATACGCGCTTGTGCCGCAAGTCTGCTCACCAGTTCTTGTTGGCGGGCAATGATTTGCTCGCCTTCACGGTCTCTGCCATCTCGACTGGTGTTCCCGTCGGCATAGCACCTATCGGCGCTTGATCTCCGCACCGTGGGCGATCAAACCTGCCTCGTCCGCGGTTCCAGCCTGAAAGCGCCGAGCAGAATTGAAGCTAACCATTCCCTCTCAGCAGCATGCGCGTTAACCGCGAGAACCTTTTTCAAGACGCGTTCAATCATGGCCATATCGTCTGGTCCGATGTTTCCTTGGGATCAAAGCCGCTGCCGGCTCCGCAGCTTGTCCTGCCTGCTTGCCGGCTGCCGCGGGGGTTTTGCCTGCGCCATGCTGTGCTGGCTTGAGGCTCGGCTGCTGCAGCGGAGCAAGGCCGTTTACGGACAGCGAGTGGCCAATGTCTCATCCAAAATGAATGAGGCTTGAAGCATCATGATATTTGTATTATCCATTGATACCGCAGACTCAGACAAAGGTTCTGGCCGATGATCACTGCTGCGCAGATGCGCGCCGCGAGGGCGTTGGCCGGTATCGACCAGCGAACTCTTGCCGAGCGCGCCGGAGTTTCGCTTCCGACGATACAGCGCATGGAGGCGAGCGAGGGTGTCGTGCGAGGCGTTGTCGACACGTTGATGAAGGTCATCCAGGCCCTTGACGAGGTTGGCGTGGAACTGATCGGCGAGAACCAGACCAGCGAGCGCGGCGGCAGGGGCGTACGCCTCAAGGCCACCGTGGCGCAGAACCCGCAAGGCTGAGCCGCAACCGCATCCGCCCCGGAAACCCTTGCCGGTTTCGGGCAGCGCAATGCGGGGTCGCAACAGTTATCGCGACGGCGACCGCCGACATGCAGCCGACGATCCCGCCGCCCTTTGGAGCGGAATATGGTCATGGATCAGGCTCGGCCTGCAATTCACCATCAAGCACGGCCGACATTCGCCGAGCTGTTCACACCAAAGCTGGTGACGGTGCTGCGCGAGGGCTACCACCTCAAGCAGCTGAGGGCGGATGTGATCGCCGGCCTGACAGTCGCCATCGTGGCGCTGCCGCTGTCGATGGCGATCGCGATCGCCTCGCATGTGGAGCCCGAGCGCGGACTGTTTACGGCGATCATCGGCGGTTTCATCGTCGGCGCGCTTGGCGGCAGCAGGTTCCAGATCGGCGGGCCGGCCGGCGCCTTCATCGTGGTCGTGGCCTCCGCTGTCGATCAGCACGGCGTTGACGGACTGATCCTGGCAATGCTCATGGCCGGCGCCTTCCTGCTCGCGGCCGGTTATCTGAGGCTCGGCGCCTATGTGAAATTCATTCCCTATCCGGTGACCGTTGGTTTCACCGCGGGCATTGCCGTGATCATCCTGTCCAGCCAGTTGCATGACCTGTTCGGCCTGACTCTGCCGGGGAAGGAGCCCGGCGACCTGTTGCCCAGGCTTATCGCACTTGGCAGGGCGGCCGGAACGGTAAATCCAGCGGCCATTGCCGTCGCCACGCTGACGATAGGGATCATCGTGGGCATGAAGCGCTGGCGGCCTTCATGGCCGGGCCTCCTGGTCGCGGTGGCGGCGGCCTCTCTCGCCACGACGCTTCTCGGCCTTCCCGTCGAAACGATCGGCACCCAGTTCGGCGGCATTCCGCGGATCTTGCCCGACCCGACTCTGCCGGCCTTCGACGCGCATAAGCTCGTCTCTGCAGTACCCGACGCAATTTCCTTTGCCCTGCTCGGAGCAATCGAATCGCTGCTGTCGGCCGTGGTCGCGGACGGCATGACCGGCCGACGGCACCGCTCCAACTGCGAACTGGTGGCGCAGGGCATCGCCAATATCGGCTCGGCGCTGTTCGGCGGGATCTGCGTGACCGGACTGATCGCGCGCACGGCGACCAACATCCGCGCCGGCGCGCATGGACCGTTGTCGGGGATATTCCATTCCGCCTTCCTGCTGCTATTCATGGTGGTGGCTGCCCCGCTTGCCAGCTACATCCCGCTGGCGGCGCTCGCCGGGGTGCTGGCCACCGTGGCCTGGAACATGGTGGAGAAGCCCGCCTTCTTGGCGCTGATCCGATCGTCCTGGGGCGATGCCCTGGTGCTGCTGGCAACCTTCGGACTTGTCACCTTCCGCGACCTTACCACCGGCATCGTGATCGGTTTTGCGCTGGGCGCCTTGCTGTTCATCGGTAGGATGGCTCGTTCGGTCGAGGTAGAAGCGCATGTCCCGCCGGTGACGGACGACCGCGCCGATGATGAGAACGGCGGCCGCTTCGCCTACGATCTTGGCTCAGCCACGGATCCCGACACCGTCATCTATCGCATATCCGGTGCTTTCTTCTTCGGCGCGGCGGCAACGGTCGCCACGGTGCTCGACCGCATCGCGGACCAGAGCAAGAACTTCATACTCGACTGCTCGGCGGTGCCTTTTCTGGATTCGACCGCGGCAAACGTGATTGAAAGCACCGTGCACAAGGCAGGGCGGGCCGGAGGACGCTTCATCATCGCGGGCGCCTCGTCGCAGGTGAGACGCACACTGATAAGCCATGGCGTCAAGCGGCCGCTGGTGACCTATGCCGCCTCGATCCGTGACGCGCGGGCGCAGCTGGACGAAAAAGCGGAGACGCGGCTCGGCTAGCTTCGGATTGGCGCGCGCGGCGATCAGGCAGCAGGGGACGGAAGGCTTTGGCGTATGAGAGCGGGGCTCTGACTAAACGGGACTGAGGTGGGTAGCGAGCGGTCGAGCCGTCCCGACTCTTCTATGCCCGAGGCGCAAACAGCGCCCGATTATCACCCAGACGGAACTCCCGGCAATCGGCGATTGGATTCGGCGAGGGGCACCATCATCTTCGCGGATGCTCTGAGCAAAACGGCCGCCCACGGCTGTGAGCTGCGTTCGATTCCCAGCATCCGCTCCACTGACGCCATCGGCGACGGCCACCGTTTTTCCACCAACCGGAGTAAATCAATGTCCACGACTGTCACTGTTGCCTGTAAGCTTCCGCATGGCCTCGTTCTGCGCCTTCACGAGATGGTCGAGCAGAACGAACCGACCGCCGGCGGCAGCTTTCGGAAGGTGAAACGCGCCCAGGTCATCGGCGAGCCCGTTGTCCTGAAAGGCTACCTGCGCCGCTTCGACCGCCGCAAGGAGCCCGCCCCGATGGCCCAGGACAGCGACTACGCCCTGACCTATGGCGTCGATGCTGATTTCTTCAAGAAGTGGCTCGAGCAGAACAAGGACCTCGACGCGGTCAGGAACAACCTCGTCTGGGCCCATACCGAGACTGACATAGTCGAGGGCTTCATCAAGGAGCATGAGGCGCAGAAGTCGGGACTCGAGCCGATCGATCCCCACAACCTGCCGCGTGGCATCCAGGCCTACAAGGCGGATGCCGCGGCCTGACACGCAACCCCCAGGGAGGTTCGCCATGGGCGTTATCGTCGAGTTCAGCTTCGCGAACTTCATCGCGATCTACCCTCAGTTCGCAACGCTCAGCCAGCCGCAGGTTTTGCAGGGCGCGCTCCCGGTTGCGACGCTCTACTGCCGCAATGACGGCGGCGGCCCCGTCACCAAGACCGAGACGCAGACCACGCTGCTCAACCTGATGGTCGCGCACATTTGCCAGCTCATGTACGGCGCGAACGGTCAAGCGCCGGGCGGGATCGTAGGACGCGTCTCGAATGCTGCCGAGGGCAGCGTGTCGGTGCAGGCCGACTTCCCCGTGACGCCCAACAACGCCTGGTTCATGCAAACCCAATTCGGCGCGGCTTACTGGCAGGCCACCGCCGCCTACCGGACCATGCGCTACATCCCCGGCCCGCGCCGCGTCTTCAACCCGTGGCTCAACCAGTAAAGGACATCACCCATGGACCTCCTCCAGCAATTGATGCGCGAGTTTCGTGCCTTCCGTCAGCACGCCGAAGATCGCATCCAGACGCTTGAGCGCAGCCTGCGCCTCGCTTCGCCGGCTCCTCTTGTGGATGCGCAGGAGACGCCCGCCACCTCCACGGCGGCCGCAGATGGCGCGGCAGGCGCAACCGGCGCCGCCGGCGCGACGGGCGCGACCACTGGTGCCACCGGCGCGGCCGTCGACAGCGGAGCGACCGGCGCTGCGGCCGACGTCAGCGCAACTGGTGCCACGAGAGCAACCGGCCCGGCCGATCCTGCTGTTGATGCAAAGGCGAAGGCAAAGGCGAAAGCCGCCGATCAGCCCGCCGATCAGAGCGCACCCAGCGCGTAAAGCGATGGTGAAGCTCTCCGGCGGCGACAAGCTCGCCGCGAAGCTGGCCGAGATCGCCAAGAGCCTCCAGAACGCCGTGTCGGTCGACGTCGGATTCCCGGAGGGTGCGACCTATCCCGACGGTACCTCCGTCCCGCTGGTAGCGGCGCTGAATGAATTTGGGACCCGCGACACGGCGCCCCGCCCGTTCTTCCGGGGCATGATCGACGACAAGAGCCCCGAATGGCCCGACGCCGTGGGCAATCTCCTGGTCGCGAACGGCTACGACGCCGAAAAGACGCTGGGCCAGACGGGCGAGGCCATCAAGGGCCAGTTGCGGCGGGCGATGCCCGCCTATGACGGCCCGCCGCTGCAGCCCGCCACCATCGCCCGCAAGGGCAACGACAAGCAGCTCGTCGACACCGGCCACATGCTGGCGTCGGTCGACTATGCCGTCAAGAAACCCTGAACCCGGAGACCACTAAGATGAGGGCCGTCCTTTTTTCGAGCAACGTCGGCGACATTCCAGCCGACCTGGCATTCAAGAACAATTTCTCGGCCGTGACCGATCCGGCCGCCACCGACGACGCGAGCGAGGGTTATCAGGTCGGCTCGGCCTGGGTGAACACCGCGACCGACACCGCCTTTGTCTGCGTCGATGCGACCGCCGGCGCTGCCATCTGGACCTCCTCCGCACAGGTCGGCAGCACCCAGGGCGCGCCGGCAGCGCACACCGTCTCAGGCACGCTGGCGCCGGCCGATCTGCTCGCCGGCATCATCACCATCCAACAGGGCGTAGGCGCGGCCTCAGTGCAGCAGCTCCCGACCGGTGCCGCGCTCCAGGCAGCACTGCCGGCCGACTTCCAGGCCAACGACTCCTTCGACGTCTCGGTGATCAACACCTCCATCGTCGATGCCGAGGATGCGACCATCACCACCAACGCCGGCATGACGCTGGTCGGTTCGATGGACTTCCCGGCGCACAGCAGCGCCACGATCCCGTCGAGCGGCATCTTGCGCTTCCGCAACACGGGCGCCGGCACCTTCACGGTCTACCGCGTCGGCTGACCGAACATGAACCTGCACGGGATCGTTTCGGCGGCCATCGGCACGGTCAACCCGTTCGTGACCGCTACGCTGAAACGGTCCAGCGGCTACACCACGGCGGTCGACGGCACGCGCACGCCGAGCTTTGTCGACGTGCCTGGCGTCTCTCTGCAGGCGCAGTCGCTTACCTACAACGATCTGCAGCTGCTCGACGGTCTCAGCATTCAGGGCGTGCGCCGCGCCGTCTATTTGAACGGTTCGGCCCTCGGCGTGGTGCGCGAGCTGCAAGTCGGCGGCGATCTTTTCGTCTTCCCCGCCGGCACCTTCCCGGAAGGCAACACATGGCTCGTGGCACTCGTGCTCGAGTCCTGGCCCGACTGGTGCAAGTGTGCCCTGACCCTACAAATGGATGGAGCCTGATATGGCGAACGGAACCTTCACGGTGCCATGCCCTGCCGGCCAGTGGACTAAGGTCGCCGACGGCGCCAACTATTCATCGGCGCTGTTGCAGGTGACCAGCATAGGCGGCGTGTTGGCAGCGATCGCGGACAGCCAGCCGGCGGCGGATGCCTCGAATTGCGTCCTGCTCTCCCAGAGCCTCGTTCCGTTCCCGCTCGCGGCCGGCGACCAGGTGTGGTGCCAGCCGGTCGGCGCCGGCGAGGCCACGGTGCGCGGGATCGGCACCAGCGTCTGATGAGCGGCCCGGTCCCCAGCCAGTCTGGCATCCAGACGGTCCTGCGCGGCTTTCTGCTGCAATACCTGCCCGCCGGCGTCGAGGTGATCTCGGCGCAAGACAACCGCGTCCCGGAGCCGGCTGGCGACTTCGTCGCAATGACGGTGAGCCGCCGCGGTCGCCTCTCGACGAACGTCGACACCTATCAGGACTGCGCGTTCGAGGCCTCGATCGCGGATACGGTGATGACCGTCACTCAGGTCGCGTTCGGCGCGCTGCTGGTGGGGGCGACCGTCTTCGGAACACAGGTGACTGCCGGCACGCTCATCAGCGAGCAGGCGAGCGGCACGCCGGGCGGCATTGGATCCTACGCTGTCACGCCGGCGCAGACCCTGGCCGCGCAGACGCTCTCGAGCGGCGCCGAGACAATCATGCAGCCGACCGACGTCGTCATCCAACTCGACGTGCACAGCGCCTCGGATGGCGGCGCTTCCGACATGGCGCAGACGATCGCCACGCTGATCCGCGATGAGCGGGCGACACGGTATTTCGCGGATGCCGGCATGGATGGCGCTCCCCTCTATGCCGACGATCCCAAGCAGGTCCCGTTCTTCAACGGCGAGCAGCAATACGAGACCCGCTACGTCGTCGACGTGCATCTGCAGGCCAACCAGGCAATCGGCCTGCTACAGCAATTCGCCGACCAAGCCGTGATCGACGTCGTCAACGTCGAAGCGACTTTCCCGGCCTGACCCCTCAAACAGAAAGGATCTGGTCCATGACGACCATCCCGGCCTCGCAGCTTGTGAACGTCATTCCGAACGTTCTCAACGCGGGCGGCAACGCGCTCGTGATGAACGGCCTCGTGCTGACCCAAAACACCCGCGTCCCGATTGGGCAGGTGCTCTCGTTTCCGAACGACGGTGTGTCGGTGTCGAACTTCTTCGGCCCGTCCTCGGAAGAGGCCGAGATCGCGGCGGTCTATTTCAACGGCTTCAACAACTCGACCCAGAAGCCGGCCACGATCCTTTTCGCGCAGTATGCGTCCGCGTCGGTCGCGGCCTATCTGCAAGGCGGAAAGGCCGACCAGCTCTCGCTGGCGCAGCTCCAGGCTTTGAGCGGCACGCTCAGCGTCAACGTCGATGGCTATGTGCGCACCGCGAACGCGATCGATCTATCGAGCGCAAACAGCTTCTCGGCCGCCGCGGCGCTGATCCAGACCGACCTGAACTCCGCTCCTCCGCAGGCGGCCGCCGTGACAGGGGCAATTGCCCCTGCAACGGCAGCTGTGACCGCCTCCATCGCCGGCAACGTCATGTATGTGACCGGCGTGACGTCGGGGGTTCTGGTCGCAGGCGCGGCGCTCTCCGGCGCCGGCGTCTCGGCCGGCACGCAGATCACCGACCAGCTCTCGGGAACGCCCGGCGGCATCGGCGAGTATGCCGTGTCGATCGAGCAGGTTGTCGCCAGCACTGCGGTCTCCGCGACCTATGGCACCCTCACGGTCACTGCGCTCGCAAGCGGCACCCTGGCCGTCGGCCAGACGCTTGCCGGTGCAGGGGTGACGGCTGGCACGCGCATCGTGCAGCTTGGCAGCGGCGAGGGCCTTACCGGCACATACTTCGTCGACAAAACCCAGACGGTGGCGAGCGGCGCAATCACGGCGTCGGCTACGCCGCTGGACGTCAGCTATGACTCAGTCTCTGGCGGCTTCGTCATCACCTCCGCCATCGCCGGCGCGGCGTCGTCCGCAGCCTTCGCCACCGGCTCGGTCGCGGCGGGGCTCTTCCTGACCCAGGCGACCGGCGCGACGCTCTCTCAGGGCGCCGATGGAACGACGCCTGCCGCGTTCATGGCCGGGATCACCCAGCTCACCCAGAATTGGGCGACGTTCATGACGATCTTCGATCCCGATGGCGGTTCGGGCAGCGTGCAGAAGCAGGCCTTTGCCGAGTGGGTCAACAACACCAACAAGCGCTATGCCTACATCGCGTGGGATACGGACATCACTCCCACCGAAGGCAACGATGCGACGTCGAGCTTCGGCAACATCATCGCGAGCGCCAATCTCGACGGCACCTGCGCCATCTACCATCCCGCCGGCGGCATCACGACGCCCGCGCAGATCGCGGCCTTCATCTGCGGCGCGGCGGCCTCGATCGACTTCCAGCAGACCAACGGCCGCATCACCTTCGCATTCCGGGGGCAGGATGGCCTGGTGGCAGGCGTCACCACCGCGACTGTGGCGAGCAACCTCATCGCCAACGGCTATAACTTCTACGGCGCCTACGCGACGGCCGCGCAGCAGTTCCTGGAGTTCCAGAACGGCACGGTGTCGGGCGAGTTCGAATGGCTGGACAGCTACATCAACCAGATTTGGCTGAACAACCAGCTCCAGCTCTCCCTCATGGAGCTGATCCAGAACATCAACTCGGTTCCGTATAACGCGGCCGGCTATGAGCTGATCAAGGCGGCCTGCCTCGACCCGATCAACCAGGCGCTGAATTTCGGTGCCATCCGCGCCGGCGTGACGCTGTCGGCGCTCCAGATCGCGCAGATCAACTCGGCCGCCGGCGTCAAGGCGAGCGACACCCTTGAGCTGCAAGGCTGGTATCTCCAGGTCAAGGACGCCACCCCGCAGGTGCGCCAGGCCCGCCAGAGCCCGCCGATCAACTTCTGGTACATGGACGGCGAGTCCGTGCAGCAGATCGAGCTGACCTCGACCCTCGTCCAGTAAGCGGCAACCAATCCACCCGTCAGGAGCCAGACCATGTCGACCCTAACCGCCGCGAACGCGGTCATTACCCTTGCCGTGCCGAACCTCTTTCCGACCCCGGTTCAACTCCAGGGCTTCGCCACTGACAACATCTACGACATGGACAGTGTCGACCAGGTGGAGACCGCCATGGGCGTCGACGGCATCCTGTCCGGCGGCTTCGTCTACAACCCGATCAACCAGACGTTCGTGTTGCAGGCCGATTCCCCGTCGATCGCCTTCTTCGAAACCTGGGCTGCGACGCAGGTGCAGGCCAAGGACGTCTACACGGCCAACGGCTCGACCACGCTGCCGTCGCTCGGCCGCTCCTACATCTCGACCAAGGGCTTCCTGGTGAGCCTGCCGCCGATGCCGGCGGCGGCCAAGATCTTGCAGCCGCGCCGTTTCGCGATCCGCTGGCAGAGCGTCCAAAGCGTCCCGAACTGAGGTAATCCATGCGTAAAGAGATCGACGTCACGATCGCCGATGACGGCCGTGACCAGGGCAAGACCTTTCACATCCGCGAGATGCCGGCGACGCGCGCGGAGAAATGGGCGATGCGCGCGCTGCTCGCCGTGACGCGCTCCGGCGTCGAGCTCCCCGACGACTTCGCCGGCATGGGCATGCAGGGCATCGCCATCGTCGGCATACGGGCGATCACCAAGATCGATTTCGAGGATGCCGAACCGCTGCTCGACGAGATGATGGAATGCGTGACCATCAAGCCCGATCCGCGCAACCCGGCCATCCAGCGCCCGCTGATCGAGGGTGACGTCGAGGAGATCGCGACGCTGATCCAGCTCCGGCAGGAGGTCATCAACCTTCACGTCAGTTTTTTTACAGGCGGCGGCCAGTCGAAATCGATCTCGACACAGTCGCCGGCGTCCGCCTCCTCGAATACGGCAATGTCTCCCGAGCCATCGGTCAGGTTCTCTCAAAGGGCAAAACCTCGCTCCGCGAGTTAGACGAGTGGTTGTCGATCGAGGACGTCCACGACCTTCTCGAGGTGGCGATGGTCGACGCCCACAACCTGATGCTGCTGAGAAAGAGGGACGAGAATGCCAACGGTCATTGACAGCCTGATCGTCACGCTTGGCCTCGATCCCAAGGACTTCAACGACGGCCAGAAGAAGACGGCCGATTCCTGGCTCAAGACCGTCAACGCCTTCCGCAAGGGCGGCAAGGACGTCGAGGAGAGTTCGAAGAAGGCGGCCGAGACCGTCAACTTGATCACGCGACGCGTGCTCGAACTCTTCGCCGTCATCACCGGCAGCCAGGCGCTCAGCGACTTCGTGCGCAAGCTCACCAATGCGGATGCCTCGCTCGGCCGCTTCGCGTCGAGCCTGGGGGAATCGCCCCAGCGCATCGCGGCCTGGGAGAATGCGGCCGAACGCTTTGGCGGCTCGGCCGACGCCACCGCGTCGACCCTGGAGCGCGTCAACAAGCAGCTCTACAACCTCAACAAGAACGGCGAGGCGCTGCCGCGCGAATTCTCGCAGTTGCAGGCCTGGACCGGTATGCGGATCGACCCCAACCATGGGCTCGATCGCTATCTGTCGGATGTCGCAGCGGCTCTGCAGAGGTTGCACCAGATCGACGGCGGCGCGGCGCACAATGTCGCACAGGCGCTGGGCATCGACCCGGCGACCGAACAGCTCATGTACAAGATGGGCGCGGGCATCGACGTCTATCTCGACAAGCTCCAGAAGAGCCTGTCGCCGAGCAACGATGCCATCGAATCCGCGCAGAAACTGCAAGCGAGCTGGGCCGAGCTCCTCCAGCACATCATCGCGCTCGCCAACGCCATCTATGACAAGCTCGGCCCGGTGCTGGTCGATGCGGCGGCAAAGATGTCGGCCTGGATCGACAAGAACCAGGACTGGATCCGGACCGGCATCGTCGACGCCGTGAAGCATTTCATCGACTTCCTCGACAAGATCGACTGGAACGCGGTCGGCGCCGGCATGCAGAATTTCGCGCACGGCGCGAAAGACGTCGTGGATGGGCTCGGCGGCATCGTGCACGCGACCGAGATCCTGTTCGGGCTTTGGCTTGGGTCAAAGTTCCTCCGCGTTCTCGGCAACATGCGAATGCTCGCGGGTGCCGGGGGCGGAGTCGCGACTGGCACGGGTGCAGGAGCCGGCCTGGTGGGTCTCTTCGGCAGGCTATCGCCTTGGCTGGCCATGCTGAGCCTGTCGGGCGACACCCAACAAAAGACGGGCGGCTATAACCCACCCGACTTCGAACTCGACCAGATAACGGCTCTCAAGCATTGGGATGGCAGCGGTCCGCAGACGCGCAACCATGCGCATCGGGCCGGCGAGACCACCGTCGACGGCAAGCCCGTTTCGAGGGGCAATCCGCTTCCCGTCACCATCGCCGACCAGAAGAGCGACGGCGGCGGCTTCTGGAGCAACCTGGTCAGCGGCATCGGCAGTCTGTTCGGCGCCGGCAGCACCGGCGGCTCGGCGGGCAAGCTTGGAGCGCTCGCTGGCGGCATGGTGGGCGGCACCGGTCCTGGTGGCCCGCAGCGGGCCTCTGGCGGCACGCAAGGCTGGTGGACGCCCGAGCGGCAGTCGCAGGCCTACCAGACCCTCACGGCCGGCGGCTTGTCGGATGCGGGCGTGCGCGGCCTCATCTCGCGCTGGATGAATGTCGAGGCGGCCGGCGGCCCTTCGACCGTCAACAGCATCGGCGCGTCTGGTGTGGCGCAGTGGCTCGGGTCGCGTAAGGCGCGCCTCATGGCCTTCGCCAAGGCGCGCGGTAAAGACTGGAACGATGCCGAGACGCAGTATCAGTTCGTCCTGTCCGAACTGAACGGCTCCGAGAGCCGGGCCGGGAGCATGCTGCGCAATGCCAAGACCGACGCGCAGGGCGCAACCGGTGCCTCGATGTTCGAACGCGCCGAGGGCTACAATGCCTGGTCGGGCATGGACGCCTACACCGGTAAAACCTATCGGGGCATGAAGGCCATCAACACTGGCGCCGCCTCGGCGGCGCTGTCGAACATGTCGAGCACCCACACAGCCACGACGTCGACCAGCTCGGTCGAGGCCCATATCGGCAAGGTCGAGGTTCACAGCCAGGCAACCGATGCCAACGGCGTTGCGGCCGACATCAACGACGCGCTCAGCCGGCGTCTCTTCACCGCGCAGGCAAATAGTGGATTGGCGTGATGGCCGGCATTCTTGAACTTCTGACCCAGGATGCCTTCGGGTTGCTGTCGAGCGCATTCGGCCTGCAACCGTGGGGCATCTATTTCGGCGGCGTGCCGGTGATCGTCGCCGACAACGTCGTTGAAGTGCAGTATCGCCAGCAATGGTCGATCTCTGACTTCCCGGTCGAGCAGGGGACCTTCGAGAGCTACGACAAGGTCCAGATACCCTACGATGCGCGGCTCCGCTTCACGGCCGGCGGATCGGCGGCTAACCGCGCTGCGATGCTGGCCTCGATCGCGGCCGTCGCTGGCGACACCAACCTCTACGACGTGGTGACGCCGGAGGCGGTCTATCTCTCCTGCAACATCACCCACTACGACTACAGCCGGCGCTCGAATGAGGGGATGGGGCTTCTGTCGGTCGATATCTGGCTGATCGAAGTGCGCCAAGCCGCCGGCGCCGCTATGTCCAACACCCAGGATCCAAGCGGGGCATCTCAGGTCAACGGCGGCACTGTCCAGACCGTGCCGGCGAGCAGCGCGCAGCTCGAGCAATTCCAGACGTCGTCTGGGCTACCGGCCGGGCGCCTCTGATGGTCATCATCCCTCTGCAGGCGGTGCCGAACCAGGCGGTCGGCGTGACGCTGGACGGGCAGGTCTCGCAGATCAGCCTCTACCAGAAGAACACGGGTCTGTTCATCGACCTCTATGTCGACAACGTGCTCGTGATAGGCGGGGTGATCTGCCAGAACCTCAATCGGATCGTCCGGTCTCTCTATCTCGGCTTCTCCGGCGATCTGCTCTTCATCGACAACCAGGGCGACACGGACCCGTATTACACCGGGCTCGGCACCCGCTACAGCCTCGCCTACGTGTCGGCGAGCGAGCTTCCGGCGGGCGTCGGCTGATCAGTTGCAGCGTTTGAACCGGTCGCCGGCAAAGCAGGTGTGGAGCTGCTTCAACTGCGCCGCCACCGCCTCGCGCTGGTCGCAAGCCTTGATGGTGTCGGGATCATCGCCCGATCCGCCGCGGCACTGCTCATTCAGGTCGAGATAGGTCTTCTCGAGCGCGGCCTTGTTCGGCTTCGCCAGCGCCGGCGCGACGGTGAAAAGCAGGAGGGCGGTCGCGGCGGCAAGGACTTTCGGCATGGTCGTAACTTTCTTCATGTGAGGCGGTGATCGGATGGCATTCAGCCAGAAGCGAATTTCCGTCGAGTTCGAACTCGCCAATGGACAGTTTGAAGGCGGCGGCAACACCGCAGAAGTCGCCGGTTTGCGCGTCGCCTGCAACATCGTCAACGCCGGGCAAGGCTCCGGGCAAGCGGAAATTTCGATCTGGGGCCTGCCGCTCGCTCTGATGAACCAGCTATCCACCGTCGGTTCACAGTATCTCCAGATGTACAAGAACGGCATTTCGGTGCTCGCTGGAGACGACGAGACCGGGCAGAACGTCGTGTGGACGGGCGCCATCGTCTATGCCTACGTCGACGCGCAGGCGATGCCGGATGTGTGCTTCCGGATCAGCTCGCTCCCGGGCGTTTTCCATGCCGCGAAGCCGATCCCGCCACTGAGCATCAAGGGCTCCGGCGACGCCTCGCAGATGATGAAATCTCTCGCGGGGCAGATGGGCCTCGCGTTCGAGGACGCTGGCGTCAAGGTGAAGTTCGCCAACCCCTACTATCCGGGCACGGCATGGACGCAGATGCTGGCGATCGCGCGCGACGGCGGCTTCGACGTCGGCATCGATCGCGGCACGATGGTGATCACGCCACCGGGCAAGGCGCGAAACAGCGACACGGTTCTGATTTCGGCAGAGACCGGCATGGTCGGCTACCCGTTCTTCCAGCAGGCCTTCGTGCTGGTCCGCGCGCTCTACAATCCGGCGGTGAAGTATCAGGGCAAGGTGCAGATCCAGAGCGACCTGACGCCGGCAAACGGCACATGGAAGGTCAACCGCCTCGAGTATCAGTTGGAGGCAATGATGCCCCACGGAAAGTGGTTCATGCTCCTCGAATGCATCGCCGTTGATGCCTCGGCGCCGGCATGAGCGGCCAAGGCTATTTCGGTCAGCAGACCACATCTGACGACACCGCCGAGATCAACCGGCTGCGCTTCCTCATTCGCCAGGAGCTGGCGCAGGCGCGCACGGGCATCCCCGTCAAGGTCGCCGCGGTGCATGGTGGCGGCGTCGGCGCGCCGCCCACGGTGGATGTGATGCCGCTGATCAATCAGACGGACGGGCAAGGCAACCAGACGCCCCACGGCGTCATCTACGGCATCGCCACGATGCGCAACCAGGGCGGCACCAACGGCATCATCAACGATCCGAAGGTCGGCGACATCGGCCACATGACGATCTCGGACCGCGACATCTCGGCGCTGAAAGCCAACGGCGGAGCGCAGTCAAACCCGGGCAGCTTCCGGCGCGGCAACATGTCGGACGGCATCTATCAGGGGGCCATCGCCAATCCGGCCAACCAGGACCAGGCCGTCCAGTTTACCGAGGGCGGAATCAAGCTCTTCGACAAGAACGGGCAGATCATCGAGTTCGCGGCCGGCTCCGTCACCATCACCACCGCGCAGCTGCGGGTGACGGGCGACGTCATCGCCGGCGCCGGTGGGGAGAACATCAGCGTGCTCAACCATCTTCACACCAACGTCCAGCCCGGCGGCGGCACGTCAGGCCCACCGGAGCCCGGAACATGAAGACGCTCCTTCTCGACACCGACACCTGGGACTTAGTGGCGGACGCGTCGGGCAACATCGCTGTCGCCGACGAGCCCTACGCGCTGGCGCAGGACGCGGCGAGCGCGATCAGGCTGTTCGCGGGCGAGCTCTACTACGACACCACGCAGGGCACTCCCTACTTCGACCAGATCCTGGGCAAGGCGCCGCCGGTCTCGCTCATGAAGGCGTACTTCAATCGTGCCGCCTTGACGGTGCCTGGCGTGGTCTCGGCGCAGACCTTCATCCAGTCCTGGACCGATCGGACTGTCACCGGCCAGGTGCAGGTGACGGACGCGGCCGGCAACACCACCGCAGCGAGCTTCTAGCACATGGTCGACACCACCAACGTTCCCCCACCGCAATGGACGGACTCGGGGTTCCTGATCCCGTCGGCCGCGGAGGTGCTGGCGGGCGTGACCGAGGACATCAACGGCGCGTTCGGCGGCGTCCTCAATCCCGCGCTGAACACGCCGCAAGGGCAGCTCGCCAGCAGCGAGACGGCGGTAATCGACGAGGTCAACTCGACGTTCCTCTATTTCACCAACCAGGTCGATCCCGCCTATGCGACCGGCCGGATGCAGGATGCGATCGCGCGCATCTACTTCATCGAGCGCAACCCGGCCCAGCCGACGGTCGTGCAGGCGCTCTGCAGTGGCTTGCCGAGCGTCGCCATCCCGACGGGCTCGTTGGCCCTTGCCGAAGATGGCAACCAGTATCTGTGCACCGAGGATGGCGTCATCGGCGTCGACGGCACTGTCACCTTGCCGTTCGAGTGCCTGGTGGTCGGGCCGATCCCATGCCCTGCCGGAAGCCTCGACCAGATTTTTCGAGCGATCCCCGGATGGGATTCGATCACGAACCCGGATGACGGCGTGCTAGGCAACAATGTCGAGAGCCGGTCGGCTTTCGAGGCGCGCCGTGCTGCCTCCGTCGCGTTGAATTCGCAGGGCTCGCTTCCGTCGGTCCTGGGCGCGATGCTGGCGGTGCCGAACGTCATCGACGCGTTCGTGACAGAGAACGCCAGCAATGACGTGCAGCAGATCGGCGGCGTCTCGATCTATCCGAACTCGCTCTATGTCGCGGTGGTCGGCGGCGATGCTGACGATGTCGCGCAAGCGATCTGGTCGCGCAAAGCGCCCGGCTGCGCATACAACGGCAATACGACGGTCACGGTCTACGACCAGAGCCCCGGCTATGTCCCGCCGTACCCTGCTTATCGGGTGAGCTTCGAGATCCCCGATCCGTTGGCGATCCTGTTCGCGGTCAACATCGTCAACACGCATCTCGTCCCCGCCGATGCCGCGACGCAAATCCAGAATGCCATCGTCAGCGCCTTTGCTGGCGGCGATGGTGGGCCGCGCGCGAAGATCGGCACCACGCTATTTGCGAGCCGCTTCTACGCGCCCGTGGCTGCCCTTGGCTCGTGGGCGCAGATCATCTCGATCGAGGTAGGCTCGAACAACAACCCCAGCGCCGTCTTCACGGGCCAGATCGCCGGAACGATACTGACGGTCTCCGCCGTTGCGTCGGGGGAGCTGGCGGTCGGGCAGATCATTTCCGACACCACCGGCGCGCTGACCGTCGGCACCACCATCACCGCGCTCGGCACCGGCTCGGGCGGCACCGGTACCTATGTCGTCTCGAACAACAAGAACGTGTCAATCGAGACCATGACGGCCGCGATCCCCAATCGCTTCGACATCGCCGTCGACATCGACCAGGTGCCGACGATCTCCCCCAACGACATCTTCGTCACCCTAACCTGATCGATCATGGAAGACACAGGACCTCCCTATCCCAGGCCACCGGCCGGGATACCGAACGGCTTTGGCCAATTCGCCATTGGCATCAGCCCGATCGGCGATTTCCCGCCTTTCGACGTTTGGCGCACTGTCATCAGCCAGTATGCGAATGCGCCCACGCTGACGCAGCTGATTGGGAACATCTTCTCGTATCTCGACCAGACGGCCAACTTCGATGCGTTCTTCGACTACATCTGGAACGTCGACACGGCGCAGGGCTACGGGCTCGACGTCTGGGGCCGCATCGTCGGCGTCAGCCGGGTTTTGCAGGTCACGACCGGGAACTGGTTCGGCTTCGATGAGGCGAAGCCGGGAGCCGATCCGTTCGGGCAAGGCGCGTTCTATTCCGGCGCTCCGCTCACCTCGAATTTCGCGCTGTCGGACGAGGCATACCGCCGGCTCATCTTCGCCAAGGCTGCAGCCAACATCAGCAACGGCTCGATTCCGGCGATCAACCAGATCCTGCTCAGCCTCTTCCCCAACAGGGGCAACGCCTACGTTACCGAGGGCGGCAATTACGGGACATGGTTCGGCTTCGAGGAATCGCTGAACTCCGTCGGCTTCAACCAGGCATCGTTCTACGCGGGCTCGCCGATCGAGACGATGGCGATGACCTACACCTTCGCCTTCCAGCTGACCCCTGTCGAACTCGCGATCGTCCAGAACTCCGGCGTCTTGCCGAAGCCGACCGGCGTCAAGGCGTCGGTCGTCATCATCTAAGGGTCCCTCCATGAAGCTTTCCGCCTTGCCTGCCAAGTTCCCCGTAGCTTGGGGAGCTTCGGCGAGCCCGAGCTACATCCGCTCCATCCCGCTCGGCTCGCAGATCGGGATTGTGAATGGCGCGGCCTCACTGACCGACGGCTTTCCGCCACTCAACTTCCTGCCGGTCGGATCGGGCGGCGTGCCGCCGTTCGGCCAGGACATGAACGGCATTCTGCAGCAGATCACGCAATGGTCGCAGTGGCAGAATGCAGGCGGTCTGGTCCCCTACGATCCGGCCTTCTCGGCAGCGATCGGCGGGTATCCCAAGAGCGCGTTGCTGGCTGGCGCGGCGACTGGCGTCGTTTGGCTGAGCACGGCCGACGACAATACGTCCGACCCTGATACGAGCGGCGCGAATTGGGTCAACATCGGAGCCGCATCCGCGCCCATCATGGTCGGTACCGATGCGGGCTCGGCCAATGTCTGCACCGCCACGGTCCTGCCGGGGCCGAGCGCTTATGTCGACGGCCAGATCTTCGTCGTCCAGAAGGCCGCCTTCGACAACAACGGCGCCATGACGGGCAACATTGACGGGCTGGGCACCCATCCTATCGTGAACATGGACGGGACCGCGCTGACGGCAAAGCAATGGCCAGGGAGTGCCACCGGCATACTGGAGTTCAACAACGCAACGACGTCGTTCCGTCTGCTTAACCCGGCTGTGACCGTAGCCGCCAACGCGGGCCTTGCCGCGACCGATCAGCAGGTCCTTTCGCTGAGCATCACGAGTTTGCCGGCACCCACCGGAGCACTTTCCTTGAACGACAGCCTTCCGCTGCATGTGGTGTCGGACGGTGCGGATCGCGAGGTCACGCTAGCGGCGCTCGCCACAATTCTCCCTGGCGCGATGAAGGCCATGCGCGTCATGACGGCGAGCGGAACCTACACGCCCACGGTCGGTGCCAAGAGCATGCTCGTCTTTGCCACGGGCGCAGGCGGCGCAGGCGGCGGCAATGCCACGACAAACGGCTTCACCGGCGGCGGCGGAAGCGCGGGCGGAACGGCGGTCTATTTCGGCCCGGTCTCGCAGCAGACCGTCACCATCGGTGCCGGCGGCGTCCCCAATCCATCATCCGGTTCCGATCTCATCGGCGGTTCCGGCGGAACAACCTCTTTCGGCGCTCTTGCCGTCGCTACCGGCGGCATTGGCGGTTCTTCCAGCGGCACCAACTCATTTGGAGCGGGCGGCCAGGGGGTGGGAACCGGAACCGCCGGAACCCTCTTGGTGCCCGGCGGTGGCGGCTCGCCTGGTTCAGGCCATGAAGGCGGTTGCGGGGGCACCTCGTTCTGGGGCGGCGGCGGCTACGGCGGCGCAACGCCTTCGACCGGCGTCCAGGTACCCGGCGGTCCGGGCTCTCTCGGCGGCGGCGGTGGTGGTGGCGACGGCGGCGGCGC